CTTTATATTTTCCCCGGAGGGAATTTTTAGGAATGCGTTCCGGTTAAGGGTAGTGTTTAAAGTGGCTTATAGGGTTTATTAAGTAGTTGAGACCCCTGTAGACTAGTTAATGTAATAAATGTTCTCACCCTAGACATTTGGTTCTAATTTTACATCTCCTTTCTTTGGAATAGTTAAGTAAAAAGCCTTATAAGTCACTTTAAACATTATCCTTATCGACGTAAAGTATTATGAAAGCCTACGAAAGGAGATGATAACATGGCTACTAAAGTTAAAACTACAAGTTCATCTGATAAAAAGACAGACATTAGAACAGCTTTAACACCAGACGCCAGGGAAAATCAATTGATTTACCTTGCTACAGAGTTAGCAGCACAACAATTGAGAGACGGCACAGCATCTTCACAGGTAATAACTCATTATCTTAAGTTAGGTTCAAGTAAAGAACGTATAGAGAAAGAAATTCTTGAAAAGCAGAAAGAGCTTATTACAGAAAAAACAAAAGCTTTACAATCAGCTAAAAGAATTGAGGAGTTATACGCTAACGCTATTTCTGCTATGAGAAAGTATAGTGGGAATGAGGATGTAGAAGATGAGTCAGAAGAATATTAGAACATACTCTGAACTATCAAAATTAAAAACTTTCGAAGAAAGGTTCGAGTATTTAAAATTGGGTGGAACAGTAGGAGAAGACACATTCGGATACGACAGATATCTAAATCAGATTTTCTATAGTACTCCTGAATGGAAAGCTCTAAGGAGATCCATAATCATACGAGACAACGGATGTGATTTAGGAGCTCCTGGCAGAGAAATTAGGGGGAACAAAATTGTTATTCACCATTTGAATCCATTAAGGAAAGAGGATGTTCTTAACAGAACTGAATACTTGACAAATCCTGAGTATTTAATATCAACTACTCATGAAACACATATGGCTATTCATTATGGAGATGACACAAAATTAATTAAAGATCCTATAGAGAGATCTAAAAATGATACATGCCCATGGAGGCATTAGAAAGGGGAATTATGAAAGAATTAAATGAAACAATTGATATGATGCTTAGCGAAGACTATAAAGAAAGATTTAAAGCTGAGTATTATCAAACTAAAATCAGATACGATAAGTTACACAAAATGCTTATCAAAGCTGAAGCTGGGACTTTAGAATTTGAACCAGCAAGTTCGTTATTAATTCTAAATAATCAAGCTCATTATATGGGCAACTACTTGAAGACTCTAGAAATTAGAGCCGAAATGGAAGGTATAGAATTATAATAAAAAGAAACGAGGTGTGAAATGGAAGGTAGAGATATAGAAACAATCAGAGGAGATATGCTTCCATTAAGTATAACTCTAGAAGATGTTTTGGATGCACCTGAAAGTTTTAAAAAAGATGATGTGATACGTTTCTTAGTATTCGACAAAAAAGATGTAGATAATATTCACATAAATAAGGATTTCACAATCGAAGAAGATACTGATGAATTGTATATTGAAATACCTGCGGAAACAATGGAGTTTGGTGAAATATCTAGTAAACCAATTGAATACGGATATGAGTTAAAACTAAATCCAGATAAACCTACTCGTGTAACTATCGTTGGGTTTATTAAAGATGTTGGTTTTCCTATATTAACATTATTGCCTGGAAGTGGTGATGATAATGATTAGTGTCAAAACACAACACATCAAAGGTAAATTAAATCACGCAGTCAAATACATAGAACCAGATCTAGCCGATTTGACAGTTAATCCTACTACTGAGAAACAAACATTCACTCATGAAGACTGTGACGGATACAATCTTGTAGAAGTAAATCCAGTCACAAGTAATATTGACAGCAACATTAAACCTGAGAATATTAGAGAAAATGTAGAAATACTAAATGTTAAAGGAACATATATAGGACCTAAGTATAAACCTAGATACATAATGTTTGATAGTTATACAGGAACTGAATTGCAAGAAGAAATAAATAATTTGGATACCAGTTTATTAACAGAACTTGGTGACATGTTTATGTCTTGTTCTAAACTTATAAGTTTGGACTTCAGTAATCATGTATTCGGTAAAATCGCATCTTTAAGCAGAACATTCTACGGTTGTAGTAAGCTAACAAGTTTGAATTTAAGCAGCTGGGATACAAGTGAATGCGACAATATGAGTAATACTTTTTATGGTTGTAGTGCTTTAACCGAGTTGGACTTAAGTAATTTTGTAAGTGATAACGTATACATTATAGATACTATGTTTAGTGGTTGTAGAAATTTAATGCGTTTGGATATGAGAAATTTTAAATTTAGTACCGTTACTAGATACTCACAAGCGTTTAATAGTGTGCCTACAAATTGTTTGATCATAGTAAAAGACAGTACTGAAAAAGCATGGTTACAATCTAAATTTTCAAGTTTAACCAATATAAAAACAGTTGCTGAATTATAAAAACAAAGGAGGAAAGAATATGGGAAATAAAAAGAAAGTTGAAGAAGAAGTAATATTAACAGTTGAACCAGAAGTAACTACTGAAGAACCAACAGTTGAACCAGAAGTAACTACTGAAGAACCAACAGTTGAACCAGAAGTAACTACTGAAGAACCAACAGTTGAACCAGAAGTAACTACTGAAGGAGCTGACGAAGTACCAGAAGAATCAGTTAAGAATGGATTAATTTTATCTCATGGTATTGTAACAGCTAGCAAACTAAACGTTCGTAAAGAAGCTGATAAAGAAGCCGATGTATTAACTGTAATTAGTAAAGGTACTGGTGTAGGTATCGATTTAGCAAATTCTACAGATGAATTTTATTGTGTACAAGTTATAGTAGATGCTGAATTAGCTACTGGATACTGCATGAAAGAATTTATAACAACAAATTAGTGAGGTGATTATATGACTGATAGTATATTAACTTCTGTAAAGAAATTATTAGGAATAACAGCAGAAGATACCAGTTTTGATCCAGATATTATCATGCATATAAATTCGGTATTTATGATTCTTAACCAATTAGGTGTAGGACCATCTACTGGTTTTAGAATAGAAGATAAAAGTACTGAGTGGAGTGAATATTTGGGAGAAAACGATGATAAAGAAGCTGTTAAAACCTATATGCATCTGAAAGTTAAAATGCTATTTGATCCGCCTACTAGTTCTGCTGTGGCTCAAGCAGTAGGACAATCTATTAACGAATTAGAATGGCGTCTTAATGTAAGCGCTTCATCTAATTAGTTAGGAGGTGAAATGATGTGGCAATTTACACAAACAGATGAATTATATCATCATGGTATTCCCGGAATGAAATGGGGAGTTAGAAGATACCAAAACAAAGATGGTACTTTAACACCAGCTGGTAAAAGAAAAGCTGACAAGATGAAAGAAAAATACACAAAGCTAACTGGTAAAAGGTTAATAAGAAAACCAACACCAAAAACTGCCGCAGCTAATGCTAAAGCAGAAGATATTAGCAAAAAGAAAATAAAGGATTTAACCGATACAGAATTAAATGATCGTATAACTCGTTTACAAAAAGAGAAGACATTAAAAAGTCTTGAAGCCGAAAATGCGTCTAAAGGTAAACGATTAGTAGCTACAGTCGGTAAAGATGTTTTAGCACCATCAGTAGTACAAGCTGGTAAAACAGTAATAACTGACTGGTTAACTAAAAAAGGTAAAGAAGTTCTTGGTCTAAATGACAGAGAAGCTAAGTCTGCTTTCGAAGTATTAAAAGAAGAAGCTGAAACATTGAAATACGAAAAACAAAAAATGCAATATACAAAAGAAATAAATCGTATGAAAAATGAAAAACAAACTGAAAGAAAAGAAAATAAAACCAAAAAACAAGCAAAAGAGAAAAAGAATTTGTATTGGTAATCAAAAGGAGAAAACATAAATGGCATTATCGAACACAGCCACACCAAAATATTATGGTATGTTTCGTGATGCAGTAATAAGGGGAGAAATACCAGTATGTGAAACCATCTCATTAGAGATGAACCGAATAGATTCATTAATCGCTAACCCTGGAATTTGGTATGATGACCAAGCTATTCAGGGTTTTATTGATTACTGCGAAAACGAATTAACATTAACAGACGGTGAAGACCTAGTTCTTCTTGATTCGTTCAAGTTATGGGCAGAACAAGTATTTGGATGGTATTACTTTGTAGAAAGAAGTGTCTATGAACCATCGCCAGATGGGCATGGCGGTCACTATGTAAAGAAACGTATTAAGAAAAGATTAACTAATAAACAATATCTTATTGTAGCCAGAGGTGCTGCGAAATCACAATATGAATCTTACATACAAAACTACTTTCTCAATGTAGATACATCCACAACACACCAAGTTCATACTGCGCCTACCATGAAACAAGCAGAAGAAGTATTATCACCAATAAGAACTGCTATTACTAGGGCTAGAGGACCTTTGTTTAAATTCTTAACAGAGGGATCTATTAATAATACTACTGGATCTAAAATTAATAGGGTAAAACTAACATCAACTAAGAAAGGTATCGAGAACTTTTTGACAGGATCTTTACTTGAAATCCGTCCAATGACTATCGATAAACTACAAGGGTTGAATAGCAGAATTAATACCATCGACGAATGGCTTTCCGGAGATGTTAGGGAAGACGTTATGGGTGCTTTAGAACAAGGTGCTTCTAAGAATGACGACTACTTAATTGTAGCGGTTAGTTCAGAAGGTACTGTTCGTAACGGACCCGGAGATACTATCAAAATGGAGTTAATGGACATACTTAAAGGAGAATACATTAACCCACATGTATCTATATGGTGGTATAAATTAGATTCAATTGATGAAGTAGGTGAGCCGGATAAATGGATTAAAGCTAATCCTAACATCGGCAAAACCGTTTCTTACGAAACATATCAGTTGGATGTGGATAGAGCTGAAAAAGCTCCGGCTACTAGAAACGACATTCTAGCAAAACGTTTCGGTATTCCTATGGAAGGTTATACGTATTTCTTCACTTACGAGGAAACCCTTAAACATGGAAAACGAGACTATTGGCAAATGCCTTGCGCACTTGGAGCGGACCTTTCACAAGGGGACGACTTCTGCGCATTTACATTCTTATTTCCATTACGTAATGGAGCTTTCGGTATTAAGACTAGAAACTACATAACAGAACGTACATTAATGAAATTACCATCAGCCATGAGGATCAAATATGATCAATTCATAAATGAAGGAAGTTTAATAGTTATGCCTGGTACAGTACTAGACATGATGCAGGTTTATGAAGAACTCGATAATCACATTATTGAACGAGACTACGATGTAAGATGTTTTGGGTTTGACCCATACAACGCTAAAGATTTCGTAGATAGATGGGAAAAAGAAAACGGTCCATTTGGACTTGAGAAAGTAATCCAAGGAGCTAAGACAGAATCTGTTCCATTGGGTGAATTAAAGAAAATGGCTGAAGATAGATTACTATTATTTGATGAAGAACTTATGACATTCGCCATGGGCAACTGTATAGTTCTTGAAGATACTAATGGTAACCGAAAATTATACAAGAAGCGCTACGATCAAAAGATTGACCCGGTAGCAGCTATGATGGACGCTTATGTAGCGTATAAGAATAATAGAGAAGCTTTTGAATAAGGAGGTGTGGTATGTGGGAATACCAACATACTGATGAATTATATCACTATGGAGTGCTAGGCATGAAATGGGGTATGAGAAGAGCCCATAGAAAAGCTAATTCTATTGATCGTTTAACTAGAAAAATTCAGAAATACGAAGTAAAAGCAGCTAAGTATAACGCGAAAGCCGCTAAAAGAGATTTGAAAGTTAAACGTAGTGGTGATTACGAAGAGTTCGGCGGAACATCTGCTAGAACTGCTAGATTACAAGCTAAATCAGCTAAAGCCGATTATAAATCAGCTAAAAGAACAGCTAAAGCTATGCGAACTGAAGATTCTAATCGTAGAGATTTACTAGAAAGAAACTCAGCTAAGCAAGGACTAAAAGCTGCCAAATTGCAACTTAAAGCTCATAAATCAGCTAAAAATGATGGTTATGATAGTAAAGTTATGAAGTACGCTATCAAATCGGATAAAGCCAGAATCAAAGCTGAAAAAGCTAAACTAGCGATCGCATCAAATAAAGTTTATATGAATAAGATGAACGAAAAACTAAATAGAATGCCGGAAGAAAAACGTGCTCAAGTTCAATCTTATTTAGATAAATATTTACAATAGAATAGAGGTGATAATATGTGGCAATATAGACATACTGACCAAATGTATTGTAAAAATAACGATGAATTATATCACTCTAATACTTACTTAGGTAACGATTTTAGTGATGGAATACAACATCATAAATATGTAAAAAAATATCCAAATCCTAATGGTAAAGGTTTCATATATGTTTATAAAAAAGGTAACACTACTTTAGGTACAGCCAGAACTGCGGGTAAAACAGGAAGTAAATATGGAACATTTAAAACAGTTGGAGAAAAAAATGGTAGACATTATGAAAAAATTACAACAACTAGAAAATCGAATAAACTATTTGGTTCGACTCGTACTGATAGGACCGTTAGTTACAATAGAGAAACTGTTAAAGTATATCATGATATAGGAAGAATCGAAAGAGGTGTAGTGGCTTTAGGTAAAGCTATTAAGAAACTTGCTAAGAAAACTAAAAAAGCAGTTAACAAAGGTAAAAAAGCAGTAAAAAATTTTTTAAAAAAAGCTTTTCCTACTAACACTACTTCTAAAACATATGTTGTTGGTTATAGACAAGGAAAATAGAATAGAGGTGAAATGATGTGGCAATATAGACATACCGATGAAATGTATCATAGTAACACTCATTCTAAAAACACTTTATATCACTCTGATACTTACCTAGGTAACGAATTTAGTGATGGCTTATATCATTATAAATATATAAGAAGAGAAAAGAAAAATGGTAAATGGGTGTATTATTACAACGATGCCGAATATAACAAAGCTAAAAGTAATTATAAGAAATCTGTATCAAATTATGAAAAAGCAGGTTTTAATGCGGCTACTTCTAGTATTAAAACTGATAATATGCTTAAACAAAGAAATAATAAATTATCATCAAATGATAAAGCTATGCAGAAACAAGTAAATGATACTCAAGCTGCTTACAAGAATTATTACAAAGCTGAAAAAGCAATGAATAAGAAGTATAAAAAATATTTAACAACAGCGATTAAAACAGCGCCAAGAAGAGCTGTTCTTAAAAGTGTTGTAGCCGTAGCTAACGCTGTTAGTAAACTTGGTTCATTGTTTAAAAAGAAGAAAAAGAAAAAATAGATAAGGAGAGTAAAAGATGGAGGTAACATTAGGTTCTAGGATTAAACATGCTTGGAACGCTTTTCTAAACAGAGATCCGACCGCAACATATTACGACCATTCTAATGGCTCTTATTATAGACCCGATAGAGTTAGATTAACTAGAGGTAACGAGCGTTCTATAGTTACATCAGTACTTAATCGTATAGCATTAGACACTGCTAGTATAAACATAAAACATTGTCGTTTAGATGACAATAATCGTTTTAGTGAGGAATTAACTACTCCATTAAATAATTGTTTAACACTAGAAGCTAACATTGATCAAACGTCTAGAGCGTTCTTTCAAGATGTAGTAATGTCTATGCTTAATGAAGGCTGTGTAGCGATAGTACCAGTCGATACTAATGTTAATCCTAAACATGGATCGTATGACATTTATACAATGAGAACCGGCAAAATAGTAGCTTGGTTCCCGGACAAAGTAAGGGTAAGCGTTTACAACGATAGAGTTGGACGAAGAGAAGAAATAACAGTAAACAAGAGTAATGTTGCTATTATTGAAAATCCGTTATACGCGGTAATGAACGAACCTAACTCTACTCTACAACGACTTACTAGAAAATTAGTTCTATTAGATAGCGTCGACGAACAATCTAGTTCTGGTAAATTGGATTTAATTATTCAGTTGCCATACCTAGTTAAATCGGAAGCTAGAAAACAACAAGCTAATGAGCGACGTAATGAAATAGAAAGACAATTGAGAGGTTCAAAATATGGTATAGCTTATACCGATGGTACTGAAAAGATTACACAGTTAAACCGTCCGATTGAAAACAATCTAATGAAACAAATTGAATATCTAACGAGTATGCTATACAGCCAGTTAGGTATTACACAGGCGATCTTAGATGGCACAGCGGATGAGAAAACTATGCTTAATTATAACACACGTACAATCGAACCAATCATATCAGCTATTGTTGACGAAATGAAGAGAAAATTCTTGACCAAAACAGCAAGAACTCAAAAACAAACAATAGCGTTCTTTAGAGATCCATTCAAACTAGTACCAACAAACGATATCGCTGAAATGGCTGATAAGTTTACTAGAAATGAGATTCTTACTAAGAACGAATTTAGACAAATTATTGGATTTAAACCATCTGAAGATCCTAAGGCTGATAAGTTATTAAACAGTAATATTAGTCAACCAAATACGGGACCTGATATGGAACAACCAATACCTGAAGAAGGGTCTGCTCAACCTCCAGACCAAGAAGTTATCGAACAACCTCAAACAGAGAATGTCGACAACCTTTCAGAAGAAGATTACAGAAAAATGATTAGAGAGGAGGAAGCTAAAAATGGAATATGATTTTAGCGGATGGGCTACCAGAAATAATATTAAATGTTCTGATGGTAGAACCATAATGAAAGATGCGTTTAAACATAATGACGGTAGTAAAGTACCACTAGTATGGAACCATCGTCATGATGATCCTGAACAAGTGTTAGGTCATGCTGTATTAGAGAATAGAAACGAAGGTGTTTACGCTTATTGTAAATTCAATGATACACAAGCTGGTCAAACAGCCAAATCTTTAGTAATCAATGGAGATGTAGATCAATTATCTATTTATGCTAACAAACTAAAATCTCAAGCTAACAACGTTATTCATGGTGTTATTAGAGAAGTAAGTTTAGTTCTAGCAGGTGCTAATCCTGGAGCTTATATAGACTCAGTAATCGTTCATAGCGATGAATCTGGGGATGAAGAAGAAGGATTTATCTACACTGATGAATTTATAGATGTTGTACAACATTCCGCAGAAGAACCTGAAGAAGATAACACTGAAGAAGGAGGTGAAAACGTGAATACAGAACCAGAAACAGTAGAAACAGAAGAAGGAGGTACTGACATGGAAAAAGAAGAACTTACACATGCAGAAGAAAATAGTGAAAAAACTATTAAAGAAGTTTTCGACACTTTAAGTGAAGAACAAAAAGATGCTGTTTATGCTATTATCGGACAAGTTATGGAAGATAACGGTATAGGCGGTGATGATGAAGAAGAAGGAGAGGATAATATGAAACATAACGTATTTGAAAATGATAATCAAGAAGAAACTTTAATGCATTCAGAAATTGTAGCTGCTGCTATCGCTGATGCTAAGAAACATGGTTCAATGAGAGAAAGTTTCATGGAACATGCTGCAATCAATAATATCGATGATATCGAATTATTATTCCCAGATGCACACCCATTAAACTATGAACCAAAAATGATCGAAGAAGACAACAGTTGGGTTGCTAAGATCATGAAAGATGTAAAACATTCACCTTTCTCTAGAGTTAAAGCTACTTTCGGTAGATTAACAGAAGGACAAGCTAGAGCTAAAGGTTATATCAAAGGTAACAAGAAAACTAATATTAAATTAGCTGTATTAAAT